TTACAACTTCAAAACTGTCTTTTCAGATATCCTAGGATATCAGCAGTACAAGAGGTCTCCAAACATAAAGAGCAGTTATCCACAGCGTGATCAAAGATCATCTGAATTGTTGCTCACCCCTGCCTTGCGTTGATGTCTTAGTAGTTAGGAACCTAGTGATCCCTCAACACATGTACTATAGCATTAAAAAACCCCCTGTATAGGGGGCTTGTGACACTTTGTAATACTGGCACACTATTCTGCTGGTTTATCTGGTATCTTGTTAGTGTATGGTATACCACCAGCAGGAGTGATAACATAACATTCAATAAAATGATCAGCATCAACAGTCTGTGTTGATAGTGGAAACCAATCACTTGCTGTATCAACTGCTACACCCTGACCATCAAAGTCATAGAATGTATAGTGTTCAGCAAATACCTCACCAATCTCATCTTCTGGGATACTATCCTCATAGAATGTCTTTACTGTTGCTTGCTTGGCAGCAGCAAGAGTAAACCAGTTGACATTATTAATGACTAGTACATATTTATTTGTTGATGCAGCATACTGTTTGACAATCTCATACAGTCGCTGTGCTCCTAGTGATACTAACATTATAATTCTCCGTTTTCAATAGCATCTAATAATGCTTCAATATAATCTCTATTTACCTTTTCATCATCAGCTTTCCATGATTGTGCTAACTCTGTAGCACCCTGTAAGTTTTCAGCAGGTCCATCAGATGATAGTTTAGTACGGAATGGACTGACCATAATACGCATTGAACTATTTGTAGCAGCAAGATTTTCATTACCAGTAACATCCTCAACACATGATGTTCTTGCCATCATATAGAATGTCATTCGTTGAGCCAACCCTTGTAATGTATTCTCAGTGACTTTCCAGAAATGGTATGAACTGGTAAGATACTCAGAAGTAGTACCTTGATCACCAACATTGTCTGTAATTATCTGATCAACATCCAATGTCTTTCTCTTATTATACTCATCAGGAGTAATTGGAAGTACTATATCATATGGTGTTGCAGCATTTTGTAATACAGGAATGTCTCTAATATATGATCTATACTTTTTCCACAATAGTTTATCAGCATCAGATACAGGAGAATCCTCTAGAAGAACATAATCACTATCTTGAAGCATAAACCTTCTCAAAAGTTTAAGTTTATTCCAAGTTACTGAATTGGTACGAGCATACTCAGTTTGTATTGCTTTCTCATACCTATTCTCTTCTACATCTCTAAACTCAATAAACTTTTCTTTTATTTGAGTAGCAAGTTGTTCAACATTATATTCACTAGTACCAGCAGGATCAAACTCATATGATATCCACTTACCACTATTGTCATTAAAATTCTTCTTATACTTATTTCTGTGTATAGAATACGTACCATCTTTCCTAACTAAAAAAACTTCAAGCTTATCTTTGGCACTATCCCACAATGGGTATAAAAGTGGACTAATGTCAGTCTCCCAATAGGAATCAGTAATATCTTTACGAATACCCTGATATTGGATACTTCGTTCAATCGCATTTAAATAAATGTCTGTATTTTTAGTTGCTATGCTCATTTTAAAATGCTTTTATTAAATATTTAGCACGATGGTATCTAGTAATCAATGCTATATTCTCCTGTGGTTGTGCAGATACAGAAACTGAAACTGGTGTTGAAGATGATAATGCAAATGTACCATCATTAAATCTAATATTAGATTCTTTAGCAGTTACAGTTTTCCTTATCAAATTAACACCTGTGTCAGGACCACATGCACCTTCATTTCCAGGTAAGTATGCATCTATAGATGGTATGAATACATTTTGAGTAACTTCACCATATTCTATACCAAATTGACCAAATCCCCAATTATCTTCAGTAGCATTACTATTATCACCAGCATTAGATGGTCTTGCTTGTTTAACTAAAAGATACACCCCACTTCTTCTTGCAGGATTATTCTCATCAAGAGTAACTTCAGAAGTAAACCAAGCACCATTTGCACCATCTGAAGGTGTTGCTATCTGTTGGATATCCTGATAAGTATCACTATCAGCAGAAGTATTAAACTTCAACTCTAATGGTTCTTCTGGTGGTTGTCCACCATTACTACCAGTACCTCTAATAATATTAAATACCATCTTATTAGCAGCAGATAAATCCAATGGTCCTATTCTTAAGAATCTATCACCACCACCAGAGAATCTAAAATAATTATTTGTTGGATGACCAGTTGGTACAGTTGAATGATTTGCTAATGCAGGAAATGTTCCTGTAGCAGGAGTAATCATTTTAATATCTTCACTTGCACTATGCCACACATCAGCTTTAGATGCTGTTGATCCAGTATCTGCATCTGACCAATCTTCATTTGCAGTACCAAATCCAGGAACATCATATACACGACCTGCTGGTGATGTATAACCAAGTATTTGTCTTCCTCCTTCTACTACTGGATATGCAGCAACTGCAACATAACCATCCGTTCCATCACCAGCAGGAGTTGGTGCAGCACCAGCACCAGCAGCACCTCTTGATCCAACACCAACAGTAACTGTGCTTTGAATATCATCACCAGTAATAGTGAAATTTACTCTTGCACCAGCACCACCACCGCCACCACTTTCGTTAATTTGACTTCCTTCGTAAAAAACTTTAAATCTTATCCATCCATCACCATCTCCACCTTCAGCATCATTTGCTGGTATACTACCTGCATTTAAGTATGACAATGATCCAGCACTTCTTCCAGCTTCTCCACCATCACCAGATCCAGTATTTACGTGACCTGCACCTGCCTGTCCTCCAGCACCACCATCACCAGCAGAACCTGTTCCGAAGCCACCGCCTCCTCCTCCACCGCCACCTGCGGTACAACCTGAGGAACCACCTGTTCCACCTGAAGTTCCACCTGGTGCAATAGCAGCTTGTATGAAAACTGAATTCTGATTTGGTAAACCATTACCACCATTCCAACAAGCATCAATAATACTACCACCATTATTACCACCACCAGCAGCACCAGCACCACCGCCTCCTCCAGCTCCCATAATCCATGTTCCAGAAGCAGTTTTTAATCCTGAGGATCCACCACCACCAGCACCAGAAGAACCATTACCCCATGCACCTGATCCTCCACCACCACCATTTGTTACACCTATACCACCACTTGTAGCACTTTCACCAGTTGTACCATCATTAACATTCTGACCATCTTGACCTTTCTTTCCTAAAATCCATGTGAAGCTGGTAATAAACTGTGGTGCTGGATAATCACTCTCAGCTCTACCAGTCTTAGCAAACATCTTCCTACCTTTACCACGGTCACCACCATAACCATCTTGTCCAGATCCAACACCAGTAGTAATTCTATTATAGTTATTAATACCGCCTGGTGGTAAAACTGTAGGGCAATTACCTTTTAAATTTTTTGCTCCATGACCACCAGCACCACCAGTCATTTCAATTTCAATGTAATCAATATTTGATCCTTGAGGTATTCTAGGATCTGACATTGCATTATAACTTCCATTGGAAGTCATTGGTGCTCCACCTGCATCAGGATACCAGAAATTACCTGAACCAGGAGTTGTTGTATATGATCCAATTCCACCACCACCCATAGCAGTTCCATCTCCTGCTGGTGCGAACCATCCCATTCCACCAGCAGATGTTTGTTCATTAGCAACACCACCTGTAGTACCTGCTGGACCTGGATCATTTACACTAAAGTTTACACGATCATCATTTAATAATGCAGAAGGATTCCCATCACTGGCAGTAATAGTAACAACTCCACCAGCTCCACCACCTCCACCAGATTCTCCTTTTGTTCCTCCTCTACCACCTTGAAGTGTAATTGTATAGTCAACACTATTTCCACCAACAGGCAATGAGAACGTAGCAGTAACATTTCCACCATCACCACCATCAGTGTCAGATGAACCACCTCCACCGCCTGGTGCAACCATCTGATAACTATACATTGCTACAGTATCAGATGCTGCAAGATTCTTTGAAAAACTATTACTTCCCTTTACTTCCCATATTGCATCACCATACTGATCAGGATCAGTAGAATATATTGGTTTACCACCTATTACAGTTGGTAAATTATCAATAGACCAAACATTCGGATCTGGTGTAGTAGTAACTTCTTCATAATATCCTGCTGCCTTTTTAAGGGTGATATCACCACCAGCAGCAGTATTATTAGCAGGAGCTCCATTTTCAGGAATATATTTAAATGTATTAGTATTCCAACCATCACTTATTATTTGATGATCTCCATTATATTTCGCTGGTTCACCAGTTGTACCTGATCCTTTAACACTTATCCAATCACCAATCTCCAATCCATGATCGTCAACAGTAACTACAGTAACTTCAGTACCATCACTTGTAATAGTATCAATTCCTATTAATGGTGGCTCTGTAATCTTATACTTATAACAACCAGTTGATTGCTGCTTGACTTCTATTTCACTACCACCACTAAGTGTAAGCTTAAGATCATAGAGACGACAATATCCATCACCACTACCACTAAGAGGATTACCATCTGTTACAAAATATAGATCAGTCAATGAAATAGCACTACTATTATAAAGAGTTAATGCTTTTCTACTATCATCTGCTGCTGTACCAGTTGTAGTATTACCTCCATTATATCCAAAGTCACCTTTACCATCATATCCAATTACAATCTTAGTGACATTAGCAATAGGAGTACCAAATGTTAACTTACTCCATTTAGTATCGGTAGTAGTAAGTTCATAGAAATCTCCAGCATCACCATCAAATGCATTTATCATTGGATAATACTCATCCAATGGTGCTTTAGTCGCATCATCCTGATCACTATAAACAGGTAAACTACTGTTACCAAAATCATCTTTCAATGATCCACCAGAATATTCTAATACTCTATCACCGATACCAACACTATTACCATAAGTTGTCATGGCAGAACTAACTGGTCTAGTATCCATCAACGCATGAGAATGACCAAGAGCAGTGCCATCAGATGTATCTGGTTCAAAGTCTTCAATACGACCTTTAATATTGGCGTAAGTTGTGGTAAATCTATCTACACCACCTACATTATTTTCGTACTGTTCATCTGCCTCACTGTGTAATAGATAATGTTCGTGTTCTGGTGCTCTATTAAAAATATATTCTTCTATAGGACCAATTTTAAACTTCTTCTCACCAGTCAAATATGAAGTAATTAATGTTTGAACACCACCATAACCACTAGTAGAAACATCACTAACATCAAAAAATTCCTGTGCATCATCAATAACATCTTTTGATATTGTCCACTCACCTCCAATACCTCCCATTTCAGCTGAAGATCTTGCTCCAACTAAAGGTGATCCAGAACCAGAAACACCTTCACCCATACCAATTAGTTTTCTATCTCTATAATCTGGTACTTTAAACTTACCTAATAATTGTGGATAATCTGCACTATTATATGACTTTCTTATCTTAACCCTTGGATGTCCTGAAATTGTACCAGCAGTATTAGTATATGCTGGAAGAGTAGTCCAATCAATGTTCCACTGTGTAGTGGTAAATCCACTATTATTTCCTTGTGATATTAAACTATCAACAAAATGAGGAGAATCCTGTAATGGTTCATCTTCACCATCAATGATTTTAAAAGCTCCATCAATTCTTATAGAAGCGAATCCTGCATCTCCAGCAGAATTAGAATAATTCTCAAATTCTATCTTATGAATTGTTCCTTGAGGTACTGATCCATCGGTTACAGGAACCTTTGTATCTATCTCTGTCCATCCTGTACCATGATTTACCCAATTTAATTGAGTACTAGATGTAGGCCAAATCCTTGACCTAGTATTACCATTACCAGAAGGATCATATATTTCTACTTTATGATTATATTCAACAGTAGTATCTGGTGTCCATGTCAATCCACCTGTTCCAGTTGCTCTTCCTACTGTTTCATCTTCATCAAATCCACTTGTTGCTTGTTGTATTGTGCCAGGTGATGTAAGTTGGCTACTCCAAGTTCTTGTACCACTATTAGAAATTGGTGTCATTACCACCCCAGTACTACCAGCAGTAAAATCCAATGATTCAACAAGTGTTTGACCATTAGATAGATGAGCTATAACATTAAATCTGTAAAGATGTTTACTATTACTATTTGGTTGTGGTCCACTATAACCATTAGTTCTAACCCAACCAGGTATACTACCTACTGGAAACGGTCTTGGTATTGCTTTTCTATCTATAGTATTTTTTACAACAGTACAACTACTTGGTAATGTGGCATTTGCACCGAATGATGTAGTAGTAGCAGGAATATTTTTCACATGCCAGTGTATTCTGTTAGGACGTGACATATTTTGCAAATACACCTCCCATGTATCCACACTAACACCATCAGGAAGTCCACTTAGATTACCCCATGATAATTCTGGACTCCAATTCTCAGCATCAGTATATTGATAATATCCTGTAGGATTTGGATTTACTATTCCAGTTTGAGGATTAGGTTGTAAAGAAGCTGGATCAGACTCAGGAACAGTACCATAATACTTAACAGGAAGAATTGGATATGGATCCTGAGTTTGAATTAAAGTACTAGATGAAATACTCCAAGTAAGATCTACAGTGTCTGTTGCTTGACCAATAATAAATCTATGTACTGTTGTATCTTTACCAGCAGTTTTTTTATCTTGATATAATGAAGCATATTCTAAAACTACTGGAATATCTTTTTTAAAAATTGGATTACTATTAGCATCAGTACCAGCAGGAAAATCACCTAAACCACCAACAAATGTTACTGCTGCTCCATTAGGTACAACACGTGTTTTGAATACATTACCACCAATAGTATCTACTTTCTGATACAGTTCTGCATATAAATTACCATCATCAACAAATGTTCTATAGATTGAACCAGGAGTAGTAGCTTGAGTGAATACTATAGAATTATTATTAACAGGATTAGTCAGACTATTAGAATCTGTTGAATCATTATAAGTATTTTGTATTTTATCATATAAGTTTGGATAATCAGTTATGTTATACTCTGCTCCATCACAATATAAAAATCCCTTCTGACAATAATGAGGATCCTGAAGTGATTGATTTGGTGGGGCAGTATAACCTGTCTCTGTCTTATCTGTAGTCCACTGATTAGCAAGTACAGGAACAATAGCTCCTATGGCGACATATGAACCTTGCTTATCAGTATAAAAATTCTTGTACGTATTTCTATATGTTGCCATTAGATCTTAATCAGGTACTCAGTTATAATATATGGTTGTATATATTTATCTGCTTTAGGAGAAGTGTTTGTTGTAAAACTAACCTTAGAAACTAAACCACTATCAGCTCTAGCAGTAGCAGCTCTAGTTACCATTTTATATGTATGTGGATCATCATCAGGATTTAAATCAATCCTATGTCTATGCTCACCTGTATTACCAGTCCTTCCTGTTGCTGTTGTCATGTTGGCAACAGCTGTTAATCCAGATGGATATGCAGGATCAACACCACGACCTGTAGGAAGATTTTTATTACCTTGAAGATCTGTTTCTAATACCTTTGATCCTGCTGATGGGTTTCTTTGAGGGTGACCATTATAACCACCCCAACATACCCCAAGTACAGTAGCACAATCACAATCCATAGTCCAAGTAGGTTCATACTCAATACCAGGATTACCAGTCAAACTTGTGTTATTTCCACGAGCACCAATACCAAAGAAAGTAGTAACTCCTTCAAAATTGTCACTGGTATTACAATCACCAGGATCACCAGTAATATCCAGACGAATATTCCATGCTCCAGCAGCAGGGTCTTGTGCTGATCCAGGAGTATTCTCATTCACCATATTAGGACATGTTGTTTCATCAGGCCACAAGCAATATCCTTGACTACTAAAATTAGTACAACCAGTAAAACAAGCTCCAAACATTGTAACTGTAGTAGGTCCTACCGTGGTTGTTTGTGGGTAACCACCAAAATCACTATCACCTGTAAACTTCCAATAGCACAAATCTTGTCTGGTATTTTCCCACCAACGACAGACATTAAGAGTAGTATTTGCTCTTACTGAATTTTTCTGTCTATTACTAAAATAACTACCATTAGCAGCTTTCTGCCTTGCTCTCAATGTTTCCGATCTATGCATATGTGGTTGAAATGCAGTCTCAGGAACTTCAGCAGTAAATGTATATGATCCTGTTTCTAATGAAAATCTAGGTTCACCTCTAAGAGGTGTTGTTTGTGGTGGAATATAAAAAGAACCAGTATAATTGATAGTATACGGACTCTCAATGTTTGCGATAACATCAAGACCAACACCTGCTTTCTCTATTGCAGCATCATTATTATTAAGTACTTCTAAATCATTATAGTCTCCTATATTTGCAGAAGTAGTTGCTCTAATATGTTTACTCCTTAAATCAGGTATTTGAATTTGGAAATCAGTTAAAGGTTGATCTGCCTTTTGATACTTACAACTAGATCCAGTTCCCAATACAATAGCAAGCATAGGATAATCAGCAGCAGCTAATACTCTACCATCACATCTAATATAACCTGCTGGTAGTATTTTCTTATTGATGACACTTGCTGGATCTTCAGTATCTGTTATTTCAATTGGAAAAGATATAATACTTCCAGTCAAAGAACCATGACTTCCTTTTAATTCGTTGTAATATACTGCCATTAAAATGCCCTCATGATATACATCATCGTGAGTGATGGTGTATTTGGATTCACAGCAACAGTCAATGCAGTTTCTTGAGTAACTGGATTAGTAGTTCCAGTAGAAACATTATTAACAAGTATTGTTGCTGGTATTGATAGTCCACTTCCCATACTTACTTCCATTGCATCATGATTATGAGATCTTAAAGAACCAGCCCACCTTTCTCCTGGATGATTAAGAGTAGTGGAGAATGTATTACCTCCTACTGGTGGAACATTCGTGTTAACTGGTTGTGATCCAGTATATACCATATCATTAATATATGACATTGGCATATTAGCTCCTCTATGAGATTTTTTGATATCTGGAGAAGCATAGTAATTTCTTCTTCCTTGATATTTTCCTGGTGGTGGGAATGCACCAGTATGAGCATCTGCTGCTACTGCTGCTACTGCACTATAATCATCTTGATAAGAATGTTCTATCATATTATAAGCTTCAATTGTTCTTGTTGTAGCTGGTGTACCAGGATATACATCAACATCTGGTATCTTCTTCTTTGTATCTACATCACCATCACCATCAGTATCAGAACCAATATTCCATTGTCTATTAGTTAATACCATAGATGTTCCACCATCTTCACTATCATACCAAGTAAATTGTCCGTAACCTGGAGTCCATTGTTGAGCAGGAAGAGTGTCGCCTCGGTGACTTGATGGTTGAATAGTAGTAGTCTCTGTTAGACTATTAGCTCTTACTGCTTTTCCTGGAACAAATTCTAAAACTGGACTTGCATTTGGATAAGCACTCCAAAACTGATCTGAATCAGCCTCACTAGCAGGTCTATGAGTATGTCTTGGAGTGTGATCAATACCTAATTTTCTAGGTATAACATATGCTGTGGTAAAATATATTGGTGGTTCCATAACAGTACCAGTTATTCTACCAGCAAGATTACTTGATGATTCTACTTCAAATACTAAATCAACATTACTCTTTACTTCTGTTTTTGCTTGTTTTCCACTAGATCCGTTAGGACTAATAAACTCTCCAATATCTTGTAAATTATTATATCTATGATCTGCCTTTACAGGTGGGTTCGCACTAGGATTACCTGGCTCATACACACTAGGATCAGAAATTCTACTTTGTTCTAAATCAACCAGAGGAACTTGATTTAAATTAGGAAGATTAAATTTATCTACTGGTTTAGATTCATCATGTCCTGGTCTTCCTGCTGGTGGATTATATGGAAATCCTTTACCACCATTAGATTCAAATATAATACCAATATTCAATCCAATTTCTTCTTGAGCACTAGCAGGAAATGGTCCATATAAATTACCAATCACCCTAGCAAGCAAAGGATAATCAGCAGCATTTAAATTTGTTTGTCCTGAATTTAATACTATCCATCCAGATGGTACGCCATCCAAAGAACCTAATCCAGAAGCACCAGCATAAGGCATTATTGTGCCTATGGGTGCTTGCTGTGCAGCTTTAATTCGGTTGTAACTTGCCATTAATTAAACCTCCTTGAGCCACCAACCTGAGACAGAACCACCAACACTATTTCCTAATGAATCAGTTCCACCAAGATATACTAGAGTCAGTCCAGCGTTAGGTGTTTGAACAATCATTTCACCTGAAGCATAAGGTGTAGATCCTGCTAGTCCCAATGTAGTACCAGTTGAATCTCCCTGAACCTTAGTTGCAGTTCCTTGTGCTCTAATGACAAGTGATGTGTTGTAAGTTAGATTACCACCAACATCAATTATACTTACAGAATCACCACTAATAGGATTCTCTGGTAAGTATACAACAAATGTATCTCCACTTGCTATATTAGCAAAATATTGAATATTTGCTGTTAAATATTTATCACTCTCATCTGCACCAGTTGCAATGTATCTTGCATGACGACCACCAGCTTTACCATAGAAGTTCTCAATGCCAAAGGCATCAATTGACATATCATGGTTAATGTTATATGTATTAGCACCATTGATTCCTAATCTATTGATACTAAACTTAGCATTAGCAGAAGGACTTTCTGCAACATCACCTAATACTGTTAGACTTGATCCAGCACTAACATTTCTACCTGAATCAACAGAGAATGCTTCTTCACAATTACTGGTTATACTCTCTGGACATGATATTGGATATATTGTAAGAATACCTCTACCAACAATACCAGCATTAAATGTGATGCTACCAGCATGATCAGCATGACCATCATCATTTGCTATTCCAAGTATGGTAGTGCTCTTTACAGAATCATATATCTTAACATCACCACCAATCATTTCAAGGTTCTTATTAACCTTTAATGTACCAGTGTTACCTCCACCAACTTGTCCAAGAGTTGCATACTCATTCATTGTAGTGGTATGATGAGTTCCTTCCATCACACCAGTTGCAATGAAATACTGATCATCAATACCACCAGTTAATCTAGTATCATGAAGTCTGATAAGTTGCATGTAATCAAACTTGATCTGAGTAATATAACCCTTATCAAGAATCAATGAAGCATAGTCAACAGAAACACCACTTACTGATCTCTGTCTGAGAGCAGCATCTACTAGTTGAGATGTTTCCTCATACTTAAGGAATCTAATAACATGAGCACCATTGATATCAGTAAGATCAGTACCTGCTTGATAATCAGTAAATGCTCTAGCAACAGTTCCTTCTTGTCCAGGAGTACATCTAAGAGTCTTAGAAGTTTCATCTATAGATTCAATTTTCATGAACTCCCACTTAGGAGCAGAAGTTCCACTAGGAGCATTCCATCCAGTGTCAGATCCACCTAAAGCATCAATGTCACCTTTCTTACCAACGAGAACTAAATCACCAATCAAGAATTTACCATCACCAACTCCTAAACTATCAACTTTTAAGTATGCAGATCCAGGAACAGTTCCTGTTACTGCTACAGAAGTTAGGAATGTTCTTGGTCCACCAGCGTTTGCATTTTTTGGATCCATCCAGTAAGAGTAAACTCTTAGATGTTCCTCAATACTACCAATAGTAGTAATAGTATCAGAAGCAGATTGTGGAGTAGGTGTTATTCTCTCAACATCCAATCTCTTACGTTGGTTACCAACTTGAAGAGTACCTGAACATGTATCAAGGTGAAGAGCAGTTCTACCATTACCATCAGTAATGTGGAACTCTTCGTTCCTTACAGCTCTAAATCCTACACCAGTAGTATTAGCATTGAATATAATAAATTCACTAACTCTAATCCAAGTCTCATCAATTTCAACAATCTTAGTATCTGGAACTACCTTAACTGGTAGTCCTTCAGTATGAGCAGCAAGTTTAATTACATCACCAATTTTAAGTTTTTCTACATCAACAGCAACAATGTTACTAATATAATTACCACCTAGAGTTGTATTAAGATCACCAACGAATGTTTCTCTACCATTACCATCAAATACTGTCTTAGTACTTTCACAACCACCATTAATATTAATGGAGTTCTCAATGGTAAGCTTACCACCAATATAAGTATCACCATTCGTTGAATTAACTTCAAACCATGTAGTATCAGTAGGAGTACCACAATCAGAAATCTTAAACTTCTGATCTATCTTAGCACCTAATGTATTAACCTTAATAACCTCACCATATCCTGCATTAGATGGATCACGACCAATAATGACATAATCAGTTGTGTTTAGACTACCACCAAACTCTGCAAGGTCCACTGTATCTTGTGGTCCTGTATTATCCAAACGTGCCTCAGTCCATGTAGAATCAAACTGAACATTACACTTGAATATAGGAGTAAGATCTGGATGGTTTGTATTTACAGCAGTAAATGTACCAAATGGTTGACGCTTAACCTTAAGATAATAAGGTGAATTAATTACACTTGTTAATTCAACAATCTGAACTATCTCAGGATGTCTTACTGGGGAAGTACTAATACCACTATTAATAATGATATAATCATTCTCTTTAAAATATCCATTTGGATCAGCATTCTTAATTGGTAGATAGTATTCATCACCACTTAGAGCTGGTAGATTTGGAGTTACGTTAGTTCTAGTATTCTGATACTCAGTACCACCCCAAGGATCTGTACCTTCACTGTTAACCTCATTGTAATTAGCATCAGAAGGAGTTAAGACAAGAACATTTACTATGTCAACATTCTTATCAGGATTAGTATCAGAGAATGGATTCTCAATACCAGTCTTCCAGAAGTCATTACCACCATTTGTTGATGATGGTAAGGATGATCCCATCTGTGCTCTATCACCAGTAAATTCAAATGATGTTGTACCACCACATAACCAAATATCAGAATGGAACTTAGCAGAAGCAACAACCTCAAGTTGGTTGTTAACCTTAGTTGTACCACCCTGACCAGCGATGTTAATCTCAGATGCATTAGTAGCAAAGTTAATTACTGATGGACCACCAGAGTTAGAGAAGAAACTAATAGTCTGAGATTGACTGGATAGACTGGTTACATCACCAAATCCTCTTCTGAATCCTAACCAAGCATCACCATCAATCTTGAGTGATTTAGTCTCAATCTGAGTATATGATAGAGACTCATTACTTGCGAAAGCACCACCAATACCAACCTTAGAAACATGAGTTCCTGAACCATCGGCAGTTGTACCAAGGCTTATATTACTATCAAAAGATAATATACCAGCAGTAATGAACTGTTTGGCAACCTGTGCATCACCAATGCTTATCTTCTGAGCAGATCCAGCAAGTGCTAATCCACCAGTTGCAGCAGTAGGAGTAACCAAACCTGTGAATCCACTATCCATGAATACATTCAACAGTCCAGTTGTCTTGGTAGTGGTTATGTTACCAGTACCATCAACAGCTCCACCATTGATAGCAACATCCTTCTGGAATACAGCATTATCAGTAACTTCAGCAGTTCCTTTAACTGTCAATGCACTAAGCATTTCTGCTTTAGTTGTATTAATACCAACCCTACCACTATTTGTAGTAGAAACTCTAAATGTCGCTGCATTGTCAGCAGAAGCACTATCACCACCAACCATGAATGCATGGTCTTGAGCAGTTTCTGTTCTGCTACTATATGCTGCATTACCAAGGAAATCACCAATAGTCTTACCACTAATCCATGCAGTACCAACAACATCTAAGTTAGCACGTGGATCAGTAGCAAGAGAAACAAATCCTTTAGCATAATCACTATGAGCAGCACGTGCAACAGTGTTAATACCAAGCTTGTAATCACCAATATCCTGAGTAGCAGTTCTTATTGATTCAGAACCAATGACTCCAAACTCTTTCCATGAAGAGTTAGAATACATCAATGATACATCAGGATTTGCCTGATACTCAGTATCCCACAATCTTGGGTTATCACCATTTACATTAGCTCTAGCTTGAAGTATAGTAAACTTGACTGTTGCTTCATTACTATTAAATCCATTAGGATTAACAAACCATGTACCATTTAATGCAGTATCGCTGTAATTAGATATTTGTATCTGAGAACCAGCAGTTACACCAACATCAGCATTTGTAATTTGAATTGTAGCACCAGTATTAGCATCTGTTGTAGTACCCCACTGAATAGTAATACTCTTAGTACCATCAAATAAGAAGTGTTGAATATTATTATTTGGAACTTCTTTATAGAAGTTAGCATGTATCCATCCAAGAGATCCAGAGTATCCTACCTCAAATCCTTTGAGTAGCATATCACCAGCTTTTGGTGCTCCAGCATTACCATACTGAACATTCTGTGTTGCACTAATAGAAGTACCACCAGTACCTTGTGCATTCCATACAGGAGTTTGATTTGGTGTGATGTTAGATCCAATTCCAGCAACAGCATGGTTTTGAATCTTATATCCTTGAGCAGCACCATTAGAACCACGAGGGTTAAACTGGAAAACTGACGCAGAAATTTTATTTCTAGCAAGTACTATATCACCACCAGTTTCTGTGTTAAGTGTCTGAGCACCTCTAGAAAGAAGAGCATCATCCTTATCAGCAGCATTAGTACTAATGAATGATGTTATACTTAAAGCATCCTTTCTAACTCTACCAAGAACATTAATTTTAACAGGTGAGTTGAATGTATTAACCTCATCATTTGCATCACCACCATTAACAGTAATATATCTGTTGAATGTAACAGGAGTATCAAATGTAGTAACTAGACTTCCTATTGCATCTTCTTCATCTTCTGAATCCTGAAGTGATGCTTTTTCTAAGAACTCTTCCTCACCAGTTATAGCATCAATCTTACGGTTACCAATGTATAGGTCACCATTAGAGTTAAGACCAGTGTAGAATACTAAACCACCATCTTGCTTCTTAGACTGAGCATAGAAGTCTTGAATAGGTTCAAGCACAACTTCCTGTCTTTGAGGTAGACCAGTTGAGTAGTTACCTGGACCAAAACCAAGGTATTCAAACGTATGGTTACCAGCACGTGCTATGGATGGTCGTCTAAGTTCAACATACATTCTATAACCAGATAGAACTGTATTGTCACCAGAGATAGGAATTAATCTATCTTCAGAACCAGATGAAGCATTACCATCTTGTGCTATGATTCTATTATCAACTTCTGATGATACTTGTGTATAAGTATTATTCTTTAAAGCTTCGGTAGCAAGAATATCAACAACAGATTCCTTAGTGGTTGATCCCTTAGCATCATTAACTCTTACAAGACCATGAATGTAGTTATCAGCAGCAGAGTATGTTGCAGGTGGATCAACGTGAGTTGAATCTAACTGCTTATACCAGAGAGGATCATTCTTATAGTTAAGAGGATACAACTTACTGATTGGTTGAGAGAACTTCATACTTCTGAAGTTACCTAAGTTACCAGCACCAGTTGGATATGGAGAAACATTACCACGAACAGCAGTTAGATAGTAGATACCATCTTGCTGACCATAGATACGTTTCTGAATCTCCTGTGTATTGAAGATATAGAATGTATCATTTACTTCACCAACATCAGTTACAGACTCAACATAATATGTGATGTTAGCATCATCAGTAATTTCATCACCAGGTGTTATAGTATAGACTTTTGCACCTTTCTGCTTATAATAGTATTGTGGTAAATGCTTATCAATAAGATCTTTAGTTTCTAAAGACTTACCGAAGTCTGGATCAGATTCTAGATCACAGAATACAGTACCCTGAGACAATCTAATATTATCAGTCTCTGAATATATTAGCTTAGCACTTGGAGTACTATCATCAACTGTTATATCCTTAAGAATTAAATGCCATGTATCAGTATTAGGAACTTTAAGTGCTGCATGTAAGTATGCACTTCCCTTCGCTGGTTTATTACCTTTATTAAATCCTTCCCACTCTATTTTGTTAGCAGCAGTAGATTGAGATTTATCTACTGTAAATCCACCATTAGGTCCACTACCACCTTGAGGTGCAGAAACCTTAACAGTTGTTAGAGTTTCATTCAATAGAGCATTATTAGTAATACCTTGGTCAAATACTGTTACCTCTAAGTATTCATCAGTAGTTCCTTTATTAAAATACTTACCAGATTGAATTGACATAGAAACATAGTTAGTAGTTTCTATCCTCTTAACAAACTGTGTATTTCCAACAAGATCTCTCTTATAAGGATCATACTGTGCATCTTTATTAAGATTTAGATTATTATCGGCAAATTCAGTCTCAGTATATCCAATCTTTTCGTTTGTTTGTACTGGGTTAAAGAATGTTGCTGATGACTGTCCTGTAACAGGTTTCAATACTAACTTCTGTGGTAGAAGCTTTCTTGTTTCATCCTTACGTACCTTAATACTAAATCCATTAAGAGGATCACGAACTGTACTTAAGTACTGAGGAATAACATAACGTAAACGATAGATACGATCATCTGCACTCCTATCATCCTTAATTCTTTCATACCAAGAATCATTTGTCTTATCCTGACCAGAAGCATCATTGTATGCTACATCATGGAATCTTGCTAATATTTCTGTAGAGTTAGCTGGAGCTCCATTTGAATTAGGTTCTACATTCAAATACCACTTACCATATATTGTTGGTGTAGTATCTGGATTTGGATATGATGGATCATATCTCATTGGAGATTCACGCTTATCTGCATACACAAAGAAATCATATGATCCTGGCTGGAAATCAATTTCATTTATATTTGCAATTGCATCATTCTTTGTAGCATGAATAGTAAATACCTTTTCATTCTGGTATCTTGCAAAGAACTGCTTATCAGTTCTTATTTTACCAGTAGCAGTATCAGCAAAGTTTGGATTTTGATTATAGTTAGTTCCTAATATAGGTACACTTCCACCTTCATTTGGTCTGAAGAATACTTCATGAGCTATAGTATTAGAAGTTGTAACATCAAATATATGTGGAACATCTGTTCTAATACCAGCGTTAATTGATCCATCAAGTTCACATCTGTACTGGTGTAGATCATACTTATCATCAAGAACAAACTGATAGATATCAATCTCAACATCTGGATGAATTGCCTCTACTTCAGCAGAGTGGATGTATATACCAGCAGCAGCATTCTCTTTGCTGTTTGCTAACATAAAGTATAATCCAGAACCTGAGCTTCCATTAAAGTTAGTTGCACTACTATAATTCTCTGGTTTTGTATTTCTACCAGGAGCAATTATATAATACTTCTCGTTAGTATCAAATCCATTAGGTAATCTTACATTACGCTTATCAACATCAACGTAAGAATTGGTATTAGTATCATATCTTGGACGTGGTACAAGACGTACAGCAGTACCTGTCTCTAGGTTATGAGGATTAGTTCCTGCAATCTTCCATAATGTAGACCTAGAAGCCAATGAAGCTGTTGTTGTAGTTGGTTGAGTTCTAGGAACTGCACCTAAACCAGTTTGAATAATTGTACTAATATTAGCAAAATACTGACGAATAGCAGTTGCTTGAGTATTACACTGAGGATATGCTGTATCTTGTGTGATAGTATCATCAACCTTAGGTGTAAACTGTGATGTATAGACTCCAGTCGGTAATGTAAAGTATAGATATGAATTTGTAGTTGATGAGTTAGCATTAACAGAAGGACCAAAAGCAATACCAAGTTCAGGTGTAACTCTATCAAGATTACTTAAATATCCAGGACTATTAATAGTCTGAGTAATAACACCATACAAAGTAGTAATTGTAGATGCTACATTCTGACAAGATCCATTAGAAATAGTTCTTGTAATACTATTAAGAGCACTTCCATCTGTTACAGTAGAAGTAACAATACCAAACAATGTATCAATACTTGATCTTACATCATGACACTTACCAACAGATCTTGTTCTCTTAACACCACCAATACTAATAGCATCAAGAGCACCAGTGAATTGATGAACACTTATATTAGTAGAAGGTACATTCTCTAAAACTTGAACACTAACTGTAGTACCAGTTGTAGCAGTTATTTGAGCAACAGTAGTACCTAATGGATCAGATGACCTAGGATATAAATGGATAGTAGCATTTTGATCCTGTTCACATCTAAATCCTAAAGATTCATTAGGAATAGAAATAGAATCACCAACATTATAATTATGAACACCTAATGTAAGTTCCATAACTCCCGTTGATGGATCATAATCAGCACCTGATACAAACCTCTTAGAACCAGCAAGAGAAGAAGGATCCTTTATAGCATTAGTAACAATAGTAACTAATGTATTAAGAGTAGATTCAGCATTAGCACATCTAAAGCTAGCAGCAGTACGAGCAACAGAATATAATGAAGATGGTGAAGTAATTGCATTCGTAAGAATCTGTGTCAAAGAGGTAACAGTTGCTAGAGCATTATCACATCTACCATCAGCAACACCATTAGTAATTGTTCTAGTTATTTGAGCAATTCCAGTATGACCACCAATAGTAACTGCTTCTTGTTTTACTACTTGTAGGATAATGTCACGTACTGCATTGAATGCAAAGATAGTTTCATTCTCTGATCCAGCAGCATGAGCACCAGCGTTATACATCAACGCTGCATCCCATACACGATCATTACCACCATAAGCTACGTTATGTGATATAACATCTACAACATCTTTAAGATCATCAAGACAATCAGTTTCAGTATAAGGAGCAGTCCATGTATAAGCTGGATACTGAGCCTTCATCCTTCCCAATGCGATTTCTGCAATGAAATTTTTATTATCATCAATTAGATCACGAGCATCAGCAACCCTATTATCAAGTGGTGTTGCTGTATCAGTTGTAATAGGATCATTATCTGTAGAATAATGTTGGTGTAGATTATGAGATCCGATAATGAGAATCTCTTCCTTTCTCATTGCTTGGATCATCAACTCTTTAGCATCTGTAAATGCCATAAGTGTCTGTTCTTCTTCACCAGCAACATGAGCACCTGAAACATATAAGTTTGCCATGTCCCAAGTTCTATCATTACCACCATATCCTAGGTTGTAACTAACCTCAATAACAAAGTCTTTGATGTCATCCTTACAATCCTGTGAATTACCAGTAGGAGGCAAGAAGTTAGGATTCTGAAGAATCATCCTTGCATAAGCTTCCTCTACAATTAAATCAATATTTTCATGAATTAGATTGTATGCATCAGCATTAGCATTAACTGGGAATACAGGATCAGTGTCAACAGTAATAGTAGTATCAAATACCTGTGTTAAACCATGCGAACCAATAGGCAAGATCTTCTGATTTCTAGAAGCTTGGACTGCCATATCTTTGGCATGATTGAATACTATATTAGTTTCTCTCTCTTCACCAGCAACGTGAGCACCAGTCTTATATGAGTATGCAGCATCCCATGTCTTATCGTTACCACCAAATGCTACGTTATCTGCAATTGCTTCAAGTAGATCATTAACATCATCAATACAATCCTGATTGTGATATGATTGATTACCAGCAACAGAGAATACCTTATGTACTCCATTAGATTTGGATTCAACCCATGTGTGAGTATACTGACCGCCACTAGTTACAGCACCAACTGCTGTTCCACCAGTCCATTCATGTGTATACTGTTGTCCAGCAGCAGCAATACCAACATTAACAGTAATTGATCCACCTTGCTTCTCAATACCACTAGCAGCAGCTCTCTTAAATGTATGAGCAGATTGAGGAAGATGTTTAATACCATCATTTACACTGCTATCCCATGTATGTGGAGATTGTGGTTCATATTCAATAGCATTAGCAAGAGAATCTCCTGGTACAAATGTGTGAGCATACTGATTATTAGCATCAGAATCAAAACCTACATTAAATGTAATTGTTCCATCTTGATGTGCAATATTATCACCTGTGGTTTCCTGCCATTCATGTACAGAAGTATCTTGAGAGATACCTACATTAACTTCAAATGCATTAGTTACAACATTAGATATCTTTAACCAACGTCCACTTGCATAATCATATCCTGTACGTGGATATGTCTTATCTTGTACCTTGCCATCAAGTTCACACTTAAATGTAAGTGAATTATCAGCAATCATAATATAGTCACCATTCTGATACCCATGATTAGGAACAGAAAGTAACAATGCTCCAGTAGAAGGAGTATAAGAAGCACCAGTTGCTTTCTTAGATGTTGAACCAACAGATGTTATACTTATTGATTTACCAGCAAACGGATCAGTACCAGGACGAGGATACTTAGTAACTGCTGTATCACCATCTCTAGTACATGTGAAAGCTAATGAATTATCTTTAAGAGTAATATCAGAACCAACTGCAAGACCATGTTGTCCTATTGTTGCAGTAAGTACACCAGTAGCAGCGTCATAAGTTGCTGCTGATACATCAAATGCCTTATTATCTCCAGCATTACCAACATTAATAGTAACAGTTGTAGTTCCTACCGCAGTAATTGGAAGAGTTCTTCCTGAAGCTTTATCTTTACCTGCACGTGGATATGATTGAGCAACTTGGTTGCCATCCATTGTACACTTAAATGATACAGCACCATTCTCAACAAGTAATCCATCACCAACTGATAGTCCGTGACCAGATCCAATTTCTAATACTAAATCACCACTAGCAGGATCATATGTTGTAGCAGAACCAGCAGTAAATGACTGGTTAGCACCTGCTGCACCTACGTTAACTGTAAACTTATCTCCATTTAAAATAGAAACCTCTAACCACTTATCACTACAAGGATCACTTAATCTTGGATAAGCATGTTCTGTAGCATTATTGTCAAACGAACATGTGAAGGTCAAAGACCCCTCAGAAATTTTTATAGAATCACCATTAGCAAAACCGTGATTTGGCGAGGTTATTTCAAGAATACCAGTTGCAGGATCATAATCAGCATCAGTTGCTGTCTTATATGATGATCCAACATCTTTAATTTTTAAAGCATTATGCCAAGCAAAGTCTTTCTTCTTAGTAATACCACCAGGAGCAGAACCTGAATACTGATGAACAGTAGTATTTGTAGGTGTTACACCTCTTAAAATATCAATATCAAATGTATTTGCTGTTATATTATATGGATTCAACCACTGACCACTTGCAGGATCACTTGGTCTTGGATAAGGATGATCTGACTGAAGATTATCTTGCTGACATTTGAATATTAATGCACCATCAGCGAGCTTAATTTGATCTCCATCAACCAAACCATGACCATTAATAGTTACAGTAACAATACCTGTATTTGGATCATAATCAGCACCAGTTGCGTCAGGAAGAGTTGTTATATCTGTCCTAGGATATGAATGGACAGATTGATAAGAGTCTTGAGCACACTTGAAGCTTAATGATCCATCTGCTATCTTAATTGTATCACCATTAGATAGATCGTGACCATCAATACTCAATACTAAGTCACCTGTAGAAGGATCATAAGTTGCAGTACTAACATCATGTGACTTACCAGAAGTCTTACCAACGTCAAGAGTTATATCATTTCCACTGACAGCAGCAACTGGGAGTAATGCCATACCAGCAGGATCCTTTGCTCTAGGATATACATGCTCACTAGCATTCTCATCCATATCACATGTAAATGTTAATGCACCGTAGTCAAGTCTAACAGCATCAACTTCTCTCTTAATTCCACCACCAACAGCAGTTACATAACTATGAACATAGTCACCACCAGTGATTACAGCATCAGCAAGAGCACCAGCAAATGTATGAGGATCTACGTTAGTAGAAGGAGCAGATGCCAGAACCTGTAATGTAATTGTAGTTGTAGTTACAGACTCAATATTAATTGCTTTGTCATAAAATGGGTCTGAAGATCTAGGATATGATTTCTCAGCAGCAGTACCAGTAGCACCACCAAATCCACAACTAAACTTCAATGACTCTGGAAGAAGTTTAATAGCAGTACCAGCACTCAATCCATGATTACCAATCGTTAAGGTCATAAGACCTGTTGTTGGATTGTAATCAGCAGCAGTAGGAGTAAACTTAACTAAAGGTGACTTACCTACATGAACATCAAATTGATCTCCTTGCTTATTAGAAATCTTTAACCATTTACCACTAACAGGGTCTGTTGGTCTTGGGTATTGCTTATTACCAGTATCCATTGAACAAGTCATTGTCAATGAATTATCTTCAATCTTTATCTTATCACCATTAACAAAATTATTACCAGTAACTGTAAGTGTTAAAATTCCAGTCTTAGCATCATAAGAAGCATCAGAAGCAGTATGAGATGTTGCTTCAGTAAGTCCATGTCCTTGAGGAAGAGTAAGAACTAACTGACCAGTAGTAGGAGTATAAACTGCATTGGTAGGAGTATATGATGCTGTGGATGATTCCAACAACATTCTTTCAACTGATTCAGCAGCAATCAACTGCTTGTTAGCAAGAATTAAAGCACGTGCATCACCAGCTCTATCATTAACTGCATCTGGTGCTTTATATGTAATTGTAGTATCTTTAGTCTGTGTTAAACCATGTGAACCAAAGATGAATGCATCCTCATTACGCATGATCTGAATAGACATATCTCTTGCATATTCAATAGCACGAATAGTCTCTTCTTTCTTCTGTGAAATATACTGAACTGCACCACTCTCATAATGATAAGCAGCATCCCATACATCAGCATTACCACCATAACCTGTGTTCTCAGCAATTGCTTCAACGATATCAACTAAGTCATCTCTACAATCCTGTGGACCATATCCTGTTGGTGAAGTATATGTTGGGAAATCCAACACCATTCTATCAAATGCTTCAGCAGCAATGAATAATTTGTTTGCTTCTAATAGTTCTCTAGCATCACCATGACGATCAGATGCTACCTTCTTCTCTGAAGATGTTGCTTTCTGACCTAACTCAATGGTAGCAGAGTCAACAACACGCTTAACAAATGTGTTGTCTGGAATAACAGGACTAGCAGGTCTTGTAGCACCAGTAATTAACTTATTATCAGAAGTAAACTGTGAAGGATCATAATCAGCAACTGTCATACCCTGTACAACACCACTGGTATCACCTATGTTAACTAATGATTCACCACTATCTGTCTCTGCACCTGTACGAAGATAAGTAAAGTTACGTGTTGCAGCAATAGCAAGATCTCTAGCATAGTCATAACCTTCTAGAGTTTCTGATAATTCTCCAGTAATATATGAAAGTTGACTAGCAACAAAATATGATTCAGCAGCTTGAATAGTATTGATGTTACCACCAAGTCTTAAATCTTGTACTGTAGCATCAATCAAATAACCAATGTCTCTACGACATTTCTCAATTGTAATTCCTTCTTTAATTAATAAATTAGGATATTTACCAGTGATATATCCATATGCTTCATAAGCAATAAAATCTTTATTCTCTTCAATTCTATCAGCAGCATCTAAATCTGCATTGTTAACCGAAATTCCACTTGGATTAAGAACATCAGCAGTAACAGTAAATTTCTTAAATCCAGTTGGAGATAACGTAGAAGTAAATACGTTGTCTGATCCTACAGTTCTTGGTGTAAGCTTAACATATACTTTATCATCAGCTCTAGCACCAATACGATAACCATCTATAGTTGCAGCAGGTCTAGCTTTAGGATCATACCCTGTATCATCTCCAATGAATAATTTAGTATGATTTGATTGATCATTAGATGCTTGTACATCTAATGTATAATAAGAAACTTTCTTTGTATTACCAGTAGTCTCAGGTACAACCTGAGGTGGAACAATGTCAGTAATATAACCACCCTTATCTTGGTTAAAGGCATATCCCTTATGACCAATAGCATGTAAGGATGTATTACCAAAGTTACTGTTAGAGTTGGTGATACTCATATCACCACCAGACTCCATTAAGAAATGATCAGCGAAACCAACAGCGAAGATACTAACACACTGAATGAATGAATCTTCCGAAGCACGAACGTGGAAGTTTCTCCAGTCATCCTTCCAGAAAGCATCACCCTTAGTATGATATGGAACAGTAGCAAATGCGTCTGTTAAAGCTGCTTGGTTAAATGTGTTGGTATACTCGTCATACCTGATGAATGCTCTATCGTCTTTCTGTAGAGATACACCCGTATACTGAGCGATAACCATTGATTTGAAACCCGTGGCTTTCAAACCATTTGCCCAGATACCACAAATACCCCATGTAGATCTGATGGAGCAGTTGAATACGTATGGAGATGCAGATTCAACAGAGTCAACTTCTGCTTTAACTACAGCATTTGGACTTAAAGCTGGACTACTAGCTGCGGTATAAGTTGTACCACTAACAAGATTGGTAGTTGTACCAAGAGCAGCAACAGTTCCAGGAATAGTATATGTAAACTTCCTCTTATCAACCAAGTCAAGAGCATTGATAGAGAATGTACCATCTAATGCTTCATCAAGACCATTATTCTCAATGGCAATGAACTGATTCTTAAAGTAACCATGATTAACTTTAGATGTTACTTCAACTGTTATTGTTCCAGCAGGTGATGAATCAGTACACTTGATACTGTCAATTGCACGAATATCTGATAGAGGTCCAACAATTCTAGTCTCTTGGATTCTATCACTAAACTCATTTGCATCATCAATAGTAGGTTGATACTGTGAGAATGCCTTAGCAATCTTCTGATAATATGTTGCTAATTCTTCTTTATCTGCATATTCAAATACAGTAAGCTTGTGGTGAGAGAAATTAGGTACTGCTAACTCAGTCCAAGCAGTAGCAGGACTATCAGGTGGTGGTGTTTGATTATAAACTTTACCTACACCCTCATTAACATCATATAATGGAGAAGAAGGCTCTAGATCACCATCTCTGATGGTAAACTGCCAGAAGTAACAACCACCAGTAACATTAAAGATAGCAGATCTTTTCTCTAAATTATCAGCTGGATCAGGAACGTAGAGAGGATGGACAGATGTACGGCGAAGATCATAACCAATGATAGATGAACCACGAGGGATAATAGCACCACCCTCGCTGTTATTAAACTTATAAAGTATGTTATTAGGATCCTTAAGGTCTAGAATAGAATTATCATTCCATTCTCCCATTGCTTGATCAAAACTAAACTCATCAATTCCTTCAGTACTTAAAAGACCTGGTCTGTTGTCAATATAATGCTTACCTGGCATTACCATGACAGTGAATTGGTCAAACCTATCGTTATCTGGACCTGGTTGGTAAGAATACCGTGAAATTTCTATGAATGCTCTCTGAAGAGATCTGAACGGTCTAATAGGTGAATTACCTCTATTATTAAGTTCATCTGAAGCGTTAAAGTCGTCAGGAGACACATACAAATACTTACCAGTTTTAGAACTAATAAGATTGTCAAGTCTTGTCAAAGCCATACTGCTATTCCTATGGGTATTATCTTCCGTCCATTTATTTATACAAGTAAACCCTGTAATATGACTAGGGTTCTAAGATTTTATATTCAAGTAATTTGAACCATTAAAAAAGAGGGGCATTTCACCCCTCATGAGTTACTTGGGTAACAAGGCTAACTTAACCCCGATCTCACCTTAAGGTCATGCAAGAGCGAGTTCACGTGAGCGAACTACTGTACCCTT